ATCTAACTTAGAAAAGAATGGGGACATCATTCCTTCAATAACACCTTGGAATTCGATTTGTCCTTGTGGTTTAGAGAAATCTATCTCATTAGAATAATAAGTAGATGTTTCCTCGAATGGCTTGACTCCTTTTATTTCGACAAGCCGAGTCTCCTTCCTATTAATTTTAGGGCTTGTTTTAGGACTCACCTTTGGGCTTCTTGAGGTTGAAGCTTTTCTCTCTTCAGCTTCTTTTAATCTTTTGTTTGCATACTGTGACAATTTTTCACGTTGTATCAATTCAGTACGTCTCCATCTGCCTCGATTCAGATTTTCTGAAACGAGCATCTCATCATCACTATCAATATAACAAGCCTGGTCTGACGGTTCAGGCGAGTTAAATAATTTAGATAATGGACCCATAGACATAAGAGCTTCAAATCTAGTCTTACTAGTTGCTCTTGATCTATATTGTTTATCATGGAGTGAAACAACTTGTTCACTTAAATTCCACTCTAACAACATTTCATTTCTATAGGAATTTTGTAGTTGTTGTTCTGAACAACCTTGCGCCTCAATAAGCTCCAACTTTTGACCATTATCTAAATAGATATTGTAAGGTTGAACATCCTCCATTACGTAACATTCGTCATAATACCAAACACAATAAAAGTGTTTCATATAGAGAAATAAAATTGAGAATATAAATGCAAGAGCTGATTGGACTGTAAAACCAATTCGCATGACTCTCATCCCAAAGGGAATCATAGAGGAAATATTAGTTTCGTAGCGAAATGTTAGAGCAAACCACACAAAACTAATAACACCAATAAAAAGAATCAAATCAGGTGTTATAATCATAAACCAATGGAAAAACGGTTGAAACACATTCTTAGCAACTTTAAACTGTCGCTCTACCCAATAAACTCCATATTGTTGGTTAGTTAATTGGGCTCGTGGAGAATATTTATTAGTTCCATTAAGTATACTCTGATAGTCTCGATCTATCGCATCTTGTCTCAGAGATTCAAGTATACGATCTCGTTCAG